CTTTTAACTATAGCTTTTCTATTAAACTCATTACCTATATAATTTTCATATTTTTTAAATATAGGATTTTGTGCATCTTGTATGTTTTCTAAATCATCTGTACTAAGTTTTAATTGATCATTACCTTTTGCATAACTAGCAATATATTTAATAGCACTAGCTTTATCTAATTTTTTCATACTACTAACTATTCTTAATACTTCTGTATTTTTAAGATCATTTTCTAAATCTTTTTTTAAATTATTACCAGAGTATCTATTAGTATTTACTAATGATTGTTCTGTTGAACCAATATATTCATTAATATTTTTAAAAGTAGTATTAGCAATATAACTATTAATATTAGTTATTGGTGCATCTGTATCAACTATATTAGATAATTGCATAGACAACATATTTTCACTTTCAGTTCTAGTAGCTTGATAACCATCTAAAGCTTTTTGATCATTTAATTTTCTATAATTTTTACTAGCGTAACCTAAGTTAGCTAAATTTTTCTGTGCTAATATATTAGATACATAACCTTTATAAACTGTAGGTGTAGATTCAATTAAATTTTTAGAATAACTATCTACTGCATTTTTCATTCCATCTGGATCAAACTCAAATTTTTCTTGTAATTGTATATAATGATCTCTACTTTTTTCATTAAAACTAACTTTAAAATCTGTTGCTGCATCTGCTTCTGCAACTTTTCTAAATGAGTCTATAGCTTCACTAATAGGTTGTGCTATTTGTGCTGCTATATTAGTATCTGGAAATTTTGGTATTCCCATATTATCAGCTACACTTGCTTTTAAATTAACTTGTTTTTTTGCTTGTTTTAATGCCATAATTATTCTGTTGTTCCTGGATTAAGTGGATCATAATAATTTCCATCACTTTGCATTCCACCACTATATTGTCCTCTATTTTGATATGACTTAGAATAAGCTGCTGTTTTAAATCCAGATGCTACTATATTTGCATAAGCTCCAAACTCTTGAGCTTTACCCATAACTCTTGTTGTGTAAATTGCTGAGTCTATTTTAGACTCACCTCTTAATGTATTAATTTTAATATTGCTTATATCTTTTTGAGCTATTCTATTTATCTCAGTTTGTGTAGATAAAAAATGTCTGCTTGTATCACTATAACCAGAACCTGCTACAATAGCTAAGTTTTGTTTTCTTTTTTTTCTAGCTTCTTCTAATACATCATTAGAATCTGACAATCCTTTTAAAGCATTGTATTTTTTTTCAGTTTCGTATGCTTGTATTTTTGCTTTGTTTGCAGCTTTTTGTGCTTGAATACCTTGATAAGTACCAACAGCTTGTACACCAAAACTAATTACAGCTAATGTTACAGGATCAGCACTCATGCAAAAACTACCTCCACACTCATTCCTAATATTTTAATTGGCAAAGGATCATCTTGAGATAATGTAACTGTTGGACTTTGACTATAACCTAAAAAGAAAAATTCTTTTTTTGCAGTTACAGGTGTTAGGTCAGAACCACCAGTGAAGTTAACTTGTTGGACTACTAAAGATTTAGAGGTTGTGTCTGCAGCTTTTACAGTCAAATCTAAAGCAGAATTAATATCAATGATGGCTCTTGAGATTCTTCTTGGAAGTCCTGTTAATGGACCTTCTGGTAATTCTTTATCTATCGGCATAGTTTCAATAATAGGTATATAGTTAAATCCAATTTTTACTCCACTTGCTCTTGGCGAATTTAATGTAATAGTATCTGCAGCAGTAACAGTAAACGCACCTAATGAGCTATTACCTTCTACTGCATTAATAGATTCATTTGTATAGATACCATTTACAGAATGTAAAAGTCCTTTAACTATTGTAACAGCAGCATCATTTGCTGGAGTTGCTGCTAAGTTTTTATCTAAGTTAAGATCGTAAGATCCACCACCATTATTAGTTACAGCTTGAATAGTATATTCAGTAGCATTTCCTGCAATAGTAAATGTTTCATTAATTTTTGGATCTGATGTAAATCCATCTATTTTAACAACAGCTCCAGATTGACTACCACCTTGTACTAATGGTGTTCCTCTTTGACTAACTGTTGATGTTGTTTGCATATCTAATGTAATACTATCATCATCTCCAAATTTTTCTAGTGTATATACTGTAGATCCATTTAATTGTCTTTTAACACTACATACTAAAAATTCATTTAATGTAATTACTGATTGATACAAGTCATTTTCTTTAGTTGTCCATAGACCCCATCCTGCTATTTTTTCATCTCTTACAGAATGAAACATAGCCATTGTTCCTGGTAGTGTAGTTCCATTGTTTAAAAAGAAAGCATATTGTTCTGGTCTAGTAAAGTTACCTTTTATAATAGCTACTTGTTTAGGGTTATCAATTAGATGTTGTGCAAGAATCGATACCGAAGTTGATTTATAACCATCTTCAATATCAGAATAAATAAACTCTCTAACAGCTTTACCATTTTTTTGTATAAATCCTGCTGCTTGATCAAACATAACAGGAGCTGTTCTACTAATACCATAAGGTGTTTGTCTTAATACTGACACATTACCAGGAGTAATAGTATTGTCATTAGCTCTTGGAATGTAATATTCTCCACCATCTGTAAATACTTGTAAGTCTTTACCAGATAATAAATGTCTAACTTCATTAACTTCTGAACCTGCAATATCTAAATCTATAGCTTCATCAGCTTCACCAGATCCAGTACTAAAATTAAAGTACTCAGATATTCTAGATCCTAATATTCCAGCAGGTCTAGATTTTAAACCACCTAACCAAAGTCTATTACTATGAAAAGTAACAGCTTGTGGAAATCCTTGTTTAGTAGATATAGCTTGTTCTGCCCAATCATGATGAGGACCAGCACTACCCATATCTTCTATAATAGTTATAGTAACTACTGTAGCAGAAGTAAAACCAGTTATCTTACCTTGTTTTTTATTAATCTCTATATAGTCGCCAACTTGATTACTTGTAAATGAACTTGCACTAGCAGTTACTGTTCTACCAGTACCTGTAGCATGAGAAGATAAACTTACGCTAGTTGAACTAGGAGCATATTTAAAAAATGGTCTAGTTGTTTTATTAACACCACTTACAGTTACTGAATCATCATCATCAAATGCAAATGCTGATACTGTAAATGTAGTTGCCGAACTTCTAAATATTTTTCTTGTTTCATTATCTCTATGAGTAATAAAAACAGTATCACCAAATTGAGCAAAATTTAATTCAAACAATTGAGCTGTAGTCCAATTACAATTACTTGTAGTATTTGATACTATTGCAGTACCATTAATATTATAAACATCCATTCTTTGATTAGATAAAACTATAATAGCTATTTCATCATCAGAAAATACAAATGGAATTAATCTAGATTCAGCAGGTAATGTTGCTAGGTAAGTAGTACCTGGTCTTCTCATTAAACCACCTTCTGCTAATAATGCAAAGTTTCTACATTGCTTAGCACCATTAGTATAAGCAGGTGTGTCTATTCTAGTAGCTAGTAGTGGGTTAAGCTCTCCAGAAGAAAAATTGGTTAATACAGTTTTTAATGTTCTTGCCATTATACATCAGTTCTCGTAGAGTTTCTTAGATTGATAAATCTAGAAGTATCTAATTTTCTTGTAGTTACTTCTGCTGTATCTATATTTTTAGATATTAAAAATTGTCTATCAGACATTTGTTTAAATTGATTTATCATACCAGCATCTCTAGCAACTGAACCTGCAAATAAAGAAGCTAATTCATATTCCAAAGCTAATCTAAAATGAGCTGGAAAGTAATCTTCTTCTACTCTGTAAATATAATCTAATACTAAACTATGACCTGCACCATAAGTATTAACATAAATCATATTCTTATATCTTGTATAAGGAATAATATAATCGTTAACTGTTAATGTATTAATTTGTAAGACTCCAGGATCAGCAGGTAGCTGATAAGCAAATTCATATCTTCCTACTGGAGCTGTTGATAATAATGATAATGCTTTTTGATTAGTAGCAAACTTCCATCTATGTCTTGTTAAAGAAGCTTGTAAAATATCTTCATAAACATTTGAAGCAACTAAAGCTTCTGTAGATCCATCTGTAAAAGAAGATATAGGTTGAGCACCTATCATTACTAAAGCTCTTGCACATATATCTACTTTTGATGTCGCCATAATTTATTTAATTTTGTAATGAGGGCGAAATAAATCGCCCCCAAAATTTTAGTGTATTATGCTAAGACAGCAGTTGTAATTGCTGCTGCACCAGTAGCTGATGTTATTACTAACATGTCTACTGCAATTGTTCCACCTATACCAGATGTACAAATGATAATATCACCTTGTTTAA